AGCTCATTTTCAAGCATGCGCCACTGATACTCGTAGCCCTTGCGCTGCAACACCTCGTTGAATGACAGATAACTCTTATCCATGTCTCGCAACATGTGGAACATCTGACTCATCACCCAACGACGGAAGAGCTTCCAGTTACTTACGTATCCACCCTCTATAATCTGCCTGCCTACCGCATCGATGGTTGCATCGTCCATATCAACAGGGACAGCCGCACCATTTTCGATTTTGATAAGCTGATCATCACCGAGAGGGAAGTACTTACTTACGTCAACGCCTGCTGCCTTAAGAGCTTCGAGACGCATCTGCGCCTTGGTCTTCTTACCGGTAGCTGCTGTAGCCTCTACATTGTTAGTTACGATGTTCAAGTTTTCACCAGTGATTGTTACAATCTGCTTCATAATTCAAATAATTTAAATTGGTTATACTAAAAATTTATTTAACTCTTGTGGATGAGGCTTACGCCCCACCCTTGTTTGGCTCAATCCAGTCTCTGATGATAATCAGATCCTTGTCGTTCTCTGACTTCCAGAACCATCTTCCCCATCTGTTTTCCCATGCAAGGTTGCCTCTTAGAAGCTGAATCAGTATGTATAGCTCCAGCTTACATCTAGCTACCTCTCGTCGCTCCCCGTACATCATATCTTCGTCTGAGAGCTCTTTCTCCGGCAAAGCCTTGAAATAGTAGCGGCGATGGGATTCAGAACGTTCTGAAGGCACAGAATGCTTGTATGCCTTGTATCTCTGTTCTATTGCGAACAGTACTACTGCATGTGTCAGGTAAGGTGTATCTTTCGGCTTATCTTCCTCGGACATTACTATCTTACCATTCACCCTACATGTTCTCTTCTGGAAGTTGATGGTGAACTTAGCACCATTCTCAACTGCATTGATAATCTCGTCGTATGTCATAATTCTATTGTATTGGTTAATAGGAGTGCGCTCAGAGAATCTGTTGCGTAACTATAAGGTCTTGATTAATACTGTATCTAAGTCCTGACAGATCCAGGTAACCACCTGGATCTTCAGGATGATTGATACCGTATTGTACAATCTTCTCCTTGCACACCATTCGGCTCGCAATAACCTAGACTTATCTCATGTATTATGTTGCATGGATATATGTTCTTGATTCGATCCCGTGGATTGGATACCTGCGACGGCGGAGATATCGGCCGTCGCAGGTATTCCACTCACGTGACATTAAACCTCATACTCTTGATAAGTCGTGATGCAATTCACTTTGGTTGTTGTAGGTACACTCATAGGGCTGTTGCCTTCCTCTATCTTGACGATTGAGGGATCTTGCAATACGCGAGATTGCTGGTATCACCAGCCTTATCGCGTTGATACAGAGATCGCGACATAAAGAATTACTCCTCGTGTACCTCGTTTGGCAATAACGTTGTCTTCATCTGAGAGCGTGGCACGTAGCTCTAGCAGTTTGATCTAAGCTGTCGTGATGGCGCCGCGCTTCCCTGTGGTGTGACCAACGGGAAGACCGGCGCAGGCTCTTCGACATCTTATGTAAACCTTGCTCTCCTCTAAAGACTACCCTCGTGCTTGGGTGATTCTCTGACCGATGGCTCGGCACAATACTTTATGATTCTGATTTGACACAGGATTCGCCAGACTCAGGATCCTGGACGTCGTAAGTAGTATACGACGACGTCCAGAATCCAGAGTCTGGTTAAGAGACCTGTTTCATAAACTTCAGCCATCCGTCAGGGAGTGGTGGTGTGCGCCACCGGTGGAAGTCATACGGACCGGCACATTTCTATACTTCATTGATGAGCTACGCCTTGTGCGTCATACGAGGGGCCCGAGGTGTCTCAAGTTGCAAACTTGGATAACTCGGTCCCCTCAGATGATGTTATACGAGGCATCGCCTGAATCTGTCCGTCCTTCTCCAACATCCGTGTGATCGGTTACAGAGTCTGCCGGTCAGAAGATGCTGCGCATAGCTATATCAGATTGATAATGTCCGGTTTAGGACGAGCGTAGGACCATCTCTTATTAAGAGATAGGTCCATGCACTCCGCAACCGGGATATTTAAAACCTTGCGTCTTCATTCCGGCAAAATCCTTGCGCTAGGATGCTCATCTACAGAGTATTCACCAATGTGTTGTACGCTGCCCTGCTCGTTCGCAAGGCATTCTGAGCACAGCCGATTGATAGATACCCCTTGATTTCGCTCTCTGTCTTACTCCTGTTGGCTTTCACGTTCCTTCCACGACCTCGGTCTATGCAACCTACAGCCTGAGTCTTCACGTATCCGAGACCACCGACCTTTCTCTTGCCTGTCTTGACCGCACGGATGCAGTCCATGACGAATGCGTTGATCTTGTCGATGTCCTCTTTCACGTTTATGACCGGAAGAACCTGAGTAGCCCAGGAATAATCGCAGTACCCCTTGTAGAGATACCTATTTACTGCATTGATGGCTTTCGTCATCGTGGTATCACGTTTCTTTATCGTCCTCTTCTCAATTTCCTTTTGGAAGGTCTTGATACGTGTGGACGAAAGAGAGATATTGTGACCCTTGATGGAATATCCGAGGAACTTGAACCAGTGATTAGCGTCAAGATACTCAACCTTCTTAGGGTTGAGCGTCATCTGCATCATCTCCAGCTCGCTCTTCATGATATCCATGGCCTTCTCATAGTCTTCACCGACAAACAGCGTATCATCTGAATAGCGGACGTAATATCCTTTAAGCTTAGATAGCTTGTCGTCAAGATGATAGAGAATGACATCAGCCAGCCATGCAGCAACAGAGCATCCCTGTTTTAGGGACTGATACTTCTCGCAGAGGTTATTGTCCTCATCGAAATAGATGTCTGTATGATAGTAGTCACGAATGACATCTATCAGCGCAGATTTTCCGTACTTCTCCTCTACCTTGTCGAATGCCCAGTCGATGAACCGAATAGGCACATAATCAAAGTACTTGGAGAAGTCACCTTTCCATCCGATGATTTTTCCCTCTGCCGAGTATATTATCCGAGAAACATCTTGCACCACACGACCGCAGCCGATACCTTTCTGGTACGACGTGCAGCATGGATGCACCATCTCTGGCATCAGCTCGAACAAAAGGTCGTTTGCTATACTCAGGAGGATTCTATCTACAGCCTCATTCACATAGACCGTACGGAAATCTCCGTTGTCTTTTGGAATTTTCGCTGTATGCGGCGGCATTATCTTGTAATTTCCGCTCTTAATCCTCTGATACATAGCCAGACGAGCCTCAGGTGTTGTAAGCTGATACATTACTGCTTTGTTCATGTCCTTGAATAAGCCTTTCTCAATGGCATACTGCCATCTGACCTTCTCAAAGAACATTTCTAGGATTTTGTCTTCATTCATAATTCTTCTTGTTTTGGTTATTGCGCGCAGTCCTTAGCTGCGCTTTTTAGCTTTCCATAAATCCCTGTACTCATCAATGAGTTCATTCTCTTCACTATACAGCTCCAGGAGTCTTTCTTTTGAAAGAGGCTTCGTGTTGTGTACACTACAGCTGTTCGTTTCTCTGCGGATTTCTTCGAGACGATCGGCTATCTCTCGCGCTCTCTTTTCATCTAAATTATTCATATCTATAATGTTTTGGTTATTTGTAGGGAGATTTCTCTCCCAGTTTTGCTAGTCGATGTGCTCGTAAGAATCATCATAATCAGAGCAGAACTGCTGGTCTGGTTCAATCTCAATTACCTCACCTGCGAAATTTTCAGAGTCGAGAATAATATCGCTATTATTATAGGCATCCTGCACTTTCTGTACGGCTTCATTCTCACTCTCAGCATCAACGCTGACTACCTTGTTTAAATGCTCTGTGACTGATACGTAATATCTCTTCATAATCTTTAATAATTTGGTTAATAGTACGGAGCCATGACGCTCCGCTTTTATGGCTTGTATTCTTCCTGCTTGATACTGACCGCATCACCGCACATGTAGTATGTACTGCTTTCACTGAGGTCGAGTCCGTCTTCTCCGTAGATATACTCCTCAATCTGCTCTTCTTCCCATGAATCCGGGCAGTTCTTAATCAGTCTTACTTCTGATGCCGAATAATCCAAAATCGCTATATTCATAATCTCATAATTTGTTGGTTGATAATGTCAGAGGGATTGCTCCCTCCGTTTTTAGGCTAATGCGTTCAATAATCTGTGGGCTTTGTATGCGACAGGATTGTTGTACTTTACTCTCTCCCACTTTTTACGCTCACAAACTTTCAGGCAATACTCATGTGCTATATTCTCTGATAGTGCATCGAACGTGTTGTGTGTAATATCTGATGGCTTACCGAAATAAACTCTGTAACCATCCCTGTAGCATACTATACGTCTGCCAAGTCTGTAGATTGTTCTACTGCCCTTCTCTACAAATGTAATTCTTTCCATAATTTTCTGTATTTGGTTATTGGTAGGTAGCCAACTGGCTACCAATTTTAGGCTTCGCTCCATGCTTTCCACGCTTCATTCGTGTTCTTGGTGATTGCCTCGTTCCAAAGCTTCTCCAATTTATAGAAAATCTTCTGGAAAGCCTTCGATGTTGTCTTTGGGTCAATGCGCTTGCCGAGATAAGGTCGATTACGTGTAATCGTAATTTCGTCCTCGCACCAGCAACACCTGATCATCCCATACTCCGTAGGAGAACAACCTAGGTAAATTCCTTTTGCGTCATAACGCTCTTTACGTAACCACTTCGGGTAAGGAACGTAAATGGTCCATGCGTCAACACAGAAACGGAACTCCTTTCTTGTGTCGTGATAAAGTCTCAATTTCATAATTCTTTGTATTTTGGTTCATAGAAGAGGAGCATGCAAGCTCCCCTTGTTAGGCTGTTTCTTTTAGTTTGATTCCATTCTCTTCGAGAGCGTCTTTAATCAGCTCGTCAGAGTCCTCGTAGTACTCTCCCCAGCAGGAATCAATCTGCTCCCAGTCGTAGTCGTCCTCCGGCTCACGACCTATTTCCGTGAAGACTTTCTTGTAATGGACTTTCTTCTCTAAGACGAACCCCTTAACATCTCCCCACATCCAAAGACCTATGCACTTAACCTCATGCTCAAATAGGTCCAAGGCTCGCTTTCTCCAGTTTTTTGTATTAGTGTCACAATACTTTGAGAAACGCTTCTTGTCGCAGTAGGCATATCCGCTGACATAATCTCCCTGGTTGTATCCAGTAGAGGACCACTCGTAGAATGCAATATCCTTACAATCGTGCAGAAGGTATGTGAAATCGTCCTCTTCTAGGATATCGCAAAGTTCCTCTCTATAGTCGAATCTCTTCAAGTCGCTCGGGCAGAACTCTTCGTGGTTATACCACTCACCCTCGTACAGACTTTCAAGATACCACATGCGGTCACTCTTGTCATAGCGCATACGGTAATTGTCGACGTTTTCACTATTGATATAATCAATAATCTTCTTTTGTGACACGTAGTTACAAACTAGATCCTTCAATGCAGCCTCTGCATTTTCAGCGTCGACTTCACTGCTACAACCACGAGAAAGTCCCCTGTTGTATCCGTAATCGGAATAGTCCCAGAAGTAAACTCCCACCAAATCCCATTCTGTGCAAGGGCATTCGGCATCCTCATCCTGGTAAATGGTGATTCTGTAATCACCAATCTCCTTCTTAGCAAATTCGTAACTCATATCTAATATCATTTAAATGGTTTAACATTGAATACCCCCATGCTAGGGGATATTGTTAGGCTTCCTCGTAAGCTTCCTCCATCATAGAGTGAATCTCTTCAAGTTCGTTCGAGAAATTGTACTTGATGTTGTATTTACCGAAGGCTTCGAAATACCACTCTTCAAGATATTCTCTATCCTCGTTAGCCTGTTCGCTGTCCTCTGCGGCATCAAGTCTGGCTACCATCTGAGGATACAAATCGTAGTAATCGTTGCCATCGTAGTCTGATGCCCACCAAACACCTGTAACGTGCTTAGGATAATCCATAGACAAATCAGCGAAATTACCATTCATGTGCTGGTCAGGAAGATGGAGATATTTCTTCATCTCTCTGTTTGCTTCGAGAGTAAAATCCCATGCCATAGACTGGATATTCTTTCCGTACAAATCAGCAATGTATTCTTCCAGATCTTCTGCGTCATCGAAATTTTCAAGACACTCACGATAGAGATTCTCGATTACAGCGGCAAAACTTGCCACACCGATATAGTCGGCTACTTTCTCGACAACTTCACCCTTGTTGTTCGTAACAACTTCTACAATATTCTTTTCCATAATTCATCTGTTTAAATGGTTGATAATAGTTCCCTCCGAAGAGGGATTTTAGCTGATTAAGCTCTCATTGAGCGTGTACGTATCAATGTCGTACTCGTAATCGGTTTCGTCGGTACACTGGGATTGATGGCGGTAGCCACGCAATTCCTCAATCTGCTCTTTTGTTGCTCCATCGTCCTTGGCTACCTTACAACATCTTCTGATACTACCTGCTACAACAAGTAATTCGCGACTTTCGTGTGTATGCCAGTTGTCTGTGCGGTAGAGCGCATAAACTTTCTTTGCCATAATTCTATTTTTTAAATGGTTCATAATGGTTCCCCACGATGATGTGAGGAGTTTTAGCCACATATGGCAATGTCGCCATAATTTCTGTAGAAATGCTTGTATGCCTCAAGATCACTGGCAGCTTTCAAGTCTTTGACCTCCAGCTTACCGGTATCCTTGCGCACCTCTGCAATAGAGTATGTATTGTCGTGCGTCCACTTGATGAGGTCCACACGCCTAACAGGATTCTCTACTGACTCAACGATTTTACACTTCAGTAAATCGTCATTCAGGATTTTCTCTAAATCACTCATAATTATAGATTAATTATAGTTACACATTATTTCAGTCTCACTGATAATTTCAGCACAATACTTGCAGCGATGGCACATTATGTAGCCTTTTGCCAGCAATTTGCTGAACTTCGGATATGGGCATTTCTCACCCATGCCAGCTCTCGTAATCTCAATTTTCTTCATATTTCAATCTGTTTGGTTAATAGAAATCCCCACCAGTGAGAGTGAGGATTGGTTTGGCTACGGCAGCTGGCTAGCCTTTGCCGCATTCTCGCAGTTGGTAGTCGTTGAGACTCCCTTCCACATCGTTCCAAAATGATCTACGCAAAGAATCCACAAGTCAAGCTTGTCTGAGTAAGAGAAGATAAGATCAGGGAAATTCTTCTGCATCCATTCCTTATCCTCTTCGCTCATATTAGTGAGGAACCACTGGAATATCTCGATTTTGTCCCTGCCTTCTTCATCGTCATTTGTCCACTCTGGATACTCGATGTTTTCAATCACTGATTCGTCATTCTCTACAATCTCGTTACAGAGGATGAACGCACTTTTTAGCCAGTGTACGGCTGTGTAGTAATCCGTTATCATAATTCTAATATTTAGTTAATAATCGCACTCCCCAAGCGAATGGGGAGATTTTAGGCTAAAAAATGTAGATGGCAGAAGTTCTACCTGTCACGGCATATAACTGTCCGCTCTCGCCTTTCAAGAGCATTCCGTTACAACCGTAAATTCCTGCCGCATACCCGATCTGAGTATAACTTTCAGGAATATCACTTCTTTCGTTTGCGTAGGTTACATCCTTTGCCACACCGCTTGCTACAAGCGATTTCAGCTGCTTGCATGAATATCGTTCCATAATTCATTAATTTAAATGGTTTAACATGGTTTCTGTGCAGATAGACTGCACAGAATGTTTGGCTAGAACTTGCGAGGGCGCATGCACGATTGCTCAATCTCCTGAGCCTTCTTGTCTGCACGCGCTACGCGTCTGAAATACTCGCTCTTGTCGAGATTCTTGCGTCTGCACTCCTCGCTGATAACTGCCTTGTGACTCGCTACGAGCCTGGCAAGGAACTTTCTGTCTCCGTCTGTCATAATTCTGAATTTTGATTTGGTTAATAATAGAAGCAGGACACAGGACGTGACCCGCTGTTTTGACTACTTGCCACCGCACGCAATACTATGAGGACAGCAATGAATCTTGCCATCCATCAATCCGTGAAAGCAGCACCCTACACATCTCTCTGTGACTATATCCCACTCTCGCTCTATTCCGTGTCTGTCAGTTACTCTTACTGTTTCCATAATTCTATATGTTTTGGTTAATAGCAGGCAGCACATTATCGTACTACCCATTTTTTGGCTAGAGATTGTACACCGGACTTTCTGAAGCACACAGAATCGTAGGACCGGTGAGGATGGAGAACGCACAAGGGTCGAAACTCTCGATTTTCTTCATGCTCTCTATCTTCTTCTGTACTACATCACGTATGGATGACAGATTAAGTCTACCGTCAATAGGCATGACAGAATCCATGCCCACCATTTCCACAACGCTCACCTCATCGGTGAATCTCATGTTCACAAGGTCAAACTTGTTAATCTTATGATAAAATTGTACCCATTTGCTCATAATTCTACATTATTTGGTTTGTAGGAGAGGGAGATAAAACTCCCTCAGTTTTTCAAGCTGTATACTTCTTGAGAAATTCTGCGAGCTTATTGTATTCATCGTCAATTTCCTCCTTGTTATCCACATGAAAGAAATTTGCGGTACAGCTGTCTTTTATGTTAGCCGTGCCATCAAAAAAGACAGCAGCATGAGCAGACATAGAGCCAGTGTCGCCGTCTAATCTGACAGTAAGGCTCACACCTGGCAGATTCTCTGCCAAATCTCTCTGAATTTCCTGCAACTGCGGTAGGATGGTAGAACGTATGTACTCTACATTCTCCTTGTATTCTTCATCTATCATAATCTATAATTTTTGGTGAATAATTGTATGCGTGACAATCGCCACGCACATTTCAGCTCATGCACAATACTGCAATCTCAGAGAAGCTCTTGGAAATAGCCTCCTTGCTACGATAATCTCTGTAGCCTCTGGTATTATTATTGTGCCACTGGCGTGCAGCAATCTTGATCTTCTCCATCTCATGCATAAGCGCACGCTCAAAATTCTTCTGTGATTTTCTGTCTAACATAATTCTTTTGCTTAATTGGTTATATTATCGTACTGCCTAGATTTCTCCAAGCAGAATTTAGCTAAATGTTTCCAAGCACAATTATCGTACTTTCCAAATCTGTCACGCTCCAGGCAGGATGAAATTCTCCAAGCGGAGCGTGGATCGCCACATCTCTCTGAAGAACCACCTGCCAATTATCGTACTGCTCCAGAATATTCCAAGCACAATTCCCCAAAATATTCCAAGCAGAATAATGGCAATATTCGTACTTGCTAAACACAACAGAGCAGGAACGCTCTGAATAAATCCAAGCACAATTATCGTACTTGAATAAATAATCTGTCTTGCTTTCATATCTATATTTTATTGGTAATTGTTCCGTAGCCACGCACGACAATTATCGTACTGGCTACAGATTTTTAGGCTCACGCCACGCAGAATAATGTAAGCACACCATTCTTTAGCGACCCGAATTCTACGTGACTCAAAATCTCCTGAGCATCTGCAATGATACTCTCAACCTCGCACATATCGAGGCATTTAATTCTTAGCGTACTCATAATTCTAATATTTTTGGTTATTGTTCCCTACAAGCGTAGGGAGATTTTAGGCGATGCCGGCAGACCAAGCGAAATTCTCTTCTTCCTCATTCAGTCTGTAGATACTGGAAAGCATACCAAACAGGCGAGGGCTTGCATTAACGAGTTCATTGTAGGCATCCTCTGCACTCTGGTCTGTTACATTAATACGTACAAGCGTCTTTCCTATCTTCTTCAAAATCTGTTCTTTCATAATTCTAATATTTAAATGGTTCATAATTGTAGAGCGGAGATTTCTCCCCGCCCCGTTAGCCAGGACGTGCATCTTTGCACCACGTTTTATCTTTATCGTCTTAACTACGTGGCTCACACCCTACAGATTTTATGCTTCTGCCAGCAGCTTGTTTATTTCTGAGGAGATAAATCTCGCACGGATGACAAGCAACCGCTTTCAGTCAGCGTGGATAGTGTGCGCCTTGATACGCTGCAAATCGTGATTGCACACACAATTGATTCTCGGGTAACCAGCCCGACCGGACAATTCCAAACCGGTAGAATATGAATTATGATTTATCCGTCCGTTATCTCGCTAGATAACTGCACAGCTACGGCTCTTACTCTTTCCACGTGCCTCATCTCATTCGGTATCGTGGTGGCTCTGTGCTCTCTCGCTACCCTCGACGGGATTTCTCGCCCGCCTTTCTGTATCACTACAGATTCGTTTGCCGGATAGCTCTCTGAAATTTTGACAATAAATCCCCTGAGGGAGAATAAATTCTCTCTCTGGAATAATACCAAAATTTCTGTTTTGTTCCCTTATGCGGCACCGACCCGCAAATGTACGCTTAAACGTGATAGGAAAAATAAGGGTACGACGACCCGCTCCAAGTTGAAAAACCTGGAGTAAAATTTCCCACTGGCTACCGGTCAGATAGTCAGCGGGAAAAACTAGATAGCTAGATTTCTCTAGCTACCTTGTTTGTGTTACTTTTGCGCTGCTGCAAGTTTAGCTTGCAACTCTGCAATTTGTTTCTGTAAGTCTGTAATAGACTCAGACTTTTTCTTTGCTACCTTTGCACCGCTTGAAAATGCTTGGTGCAAAGAACACAACTTTGAACCCAAACGTTGCAAACTATCTATAATAGTGGTTTGCGTATCTTTGCCGTTATCATCAAACCACTTAAAGAAATTAGGTAGTTTATGTTTGCGGGAAAACTCGCTAACAGCAGAGCGCACACACTCAGTTTGCAAATTGCAATAGCTTTTATCTGAAAGCACGTAATTTGTTGCTAATTTGTTGTACTTAGCACGTGCTTTCTCTAGCTCTTTCTTTGCGCTTACAACTTCGCTATCTTTGCACTCGCTTAATAGCTTTTTGCGGTAACTATTAAGCACTTCTAAACTCTGCGCTAAGACTGCGCTACCTTTGCACTCAGTTACATAACTTGCAACCTTAGTACTTACGTGCTCGTAGCCTTGAGCACCTTTCATTTCTAAATCTTTCATATCTAAATTGTTTAAATGTTACTTATAAGATAGTGTCCTATCTCTTTCTTTTTGTACTGCAAAGGTACGAAAATTTATTGGAAAAAGCAAATTTTTTATGTTAAAAATCGACCCTTAAAGACGTTGTAACATATTGATATATAGGTAGTTATAGGTTTAACACTTTGTGGCAAAGTATTAATATATTACGTTTTACTTTCGTATATCTAACTACATAAGCACTAAATGTTAAGATTTTAACATTTAGCCAGTACGTTATTATTGTAACATTTTTTAGGTCAAGTGTTTTGTAATAAACTTTGATGTTTCACACTTTATTGATAATGAATAATTATGCAAGAAAACGAATATAAATAATATTATAAAGTGTTGGTTATTAAGGGGTTACATAAATTTTTTATAAATATAAACCGACAATTTGAAATAATTACAAAAACATTGTTTCACGCCGGTTTTCACTATATAAACCGACGCAAAATGTAATAATTTTAAAAGAAACACCCCCACACCCCCTTTATAGCTATAAATCAGCGCGGTAGTCACCTCATCTAAAAATTTTTTCTTCCGATTTTTCAGCCTTTTTGTAAAGTTTAATTACTTTCTACCATAAAGGATAATTATGCATATTCATTCATCCGTTATTTATTAACATTTGATAGCGTAAACTCTTACTTTGCAGACCAAACCATAAATGTATACCTATCCTTCATTTAATGTATACCTAAAATGTATATTTATACCCTTTATTTACTAGGGTTTTACCGGATATTCAGGATATTATCTGTATCTTTGTATTGTCGATATTTTATAGACGACATGTTATAAGGACGACCTGACACGTGTTATCCTTCAGAAAGCCCCTGTTTATCGGGGTTTATCCTACACAATAACGGAAAATTAATATTATTATTGTACATAAATGGAAAATGGTATTGCTATAGACACATTGCACGCTCAGCTGCTTGACCTTTCGAGGCATGACGAGTACGGCTTCGAAGAGCTCCGTTGCCAGGACTGGGGCAAGGCGAACTCTGAGAAGTACAACAAGCTGAAGTCCAATTTCATCAGGTCAATGAGACGTCTGGCGAAGAAGGCTCCTGTGAAGTACTACAACGGTGCTTACTACATGTTCAACGGCAAGATATACGAAGCTGTTCCGAAGATAGTCCTTGAGCAGGCTTACCAGCTGTTGCTCCTCGACCTGGCCATGGCTCCGATGCTCGGCATCAGTACGGTGATGAACAAGTCGTTCATGGAGGTGATAGAGTGCTACAACATACTGAGACCTACCTTTGACATCGTTGCATTCGCAAACGGAGTTGTTGACTTCGGCAGCGGTCTGAAGTATCCGAACGTGATGCCGTTCTCTCCCGAGTACCATGTCACATATTACCACCCATACGACTACAATCCGAAGGCGAAGTGTGACAGGTGGATGAACTTCATCAAGGAGGTCCTTCCGGACAGGACGTCAAGGATGATCCTCCAGATGTTCCTCGGTCTCGGTCTCATACAGAGAGGTACTGCATACAATCCGTACGAGGGGAAGGAATCATCGAAGATTGAGCTATGTCTTCTTCTTATAGGTACGGGAGCCAACGGAAAGAGCGTCATCTTCGACGTTGCCTGCAACATATTCGGCAAGGACAGGATAAGCAAGATGGACTACGCCGACCTCACTGCCGACGGTGACGAGGGAATGAGGGGAAGGTATCCAATAAGGAACGCCATCTTCAACTGGTCTTCCGATTCCGACCCGAAGAAGTTCGGAAGGAAGAACACCGGTATGTTTAAGAGACTCGTGAGCGGCGAGCCCGTCCCGATGAGAAAACTCGGCAGGGATATCCTGGAGGGGAACTCAATCCCCTACCTCATCTTCAACCTCAACGAGCTTCCGTTCCCTGATGATGCGTCGCTCGGATTCATCAGACGCTTGCAGTACGTGAGCTTCGATGTCACCATCCCTAAGGAGAGGCAGGACCCGGAGCTTGCGAGCAAGATCATCCGTGAAGAGCTGAGCGGAGTGTTCAACTGGATATTCCGTGGCGCGATGGAGCTGAGAAGCAGGAAGTACAGGTTCCCGGCAGCTGAGGGCAGCAGGAGACAGCTGCTTATCTCCCTTCTCGGAAGCAATCCTATCTATGCCTGGATAAGGGCGTATGATATGAGATGCAGCCAAGAGGCGAGGGGCGAGATTTCGGAGTGCATGCTTGCCAAGGAGATGTACGAGAGATTCGTCGAGTTCTGCAAGGCCAACGATGTCGAGGAGAAGGATATCCCTACGATCCAGAAGTTCGGGCGTGATATGAGCGACAAGTACGGCTTCTTCAAGAAGAGGTCACAGGGCGGAATGACGTATCAGGTGTACGGCGCGCAGATGATTGACCTGAAGCAGGAGCTTCTCATCAATGACGTGAAGAATAAATTGCGTGGTGAGGAGGACATCAAGCAGCCGGAGAGCTTCATTCAGCCTGATGATTAACGGTTATAAAACAGATTTCTATGATAGACAAGGAATATATCAAGGAGATTATCTCCTGTATCACGAAGAAGAAGGCTGACGGGAATATTGTTCCGGCCACCGCTTCGATGCAGGAGATTATGATTGCTGTCCGCGATGATGCCCTGGAGTGCATGAGGATCATGTGCAACGATAAGGAGATTGTGGTGAACAGAACGTTGAACAGTGTTTCATTCAAGTGCCTATGAGAAGACATCACAATCCGAACAAGGTTCCACCGTTCAAGCCAGACCCCGAGCATTGGACTAGAAAGGTTCATTCATGGAAGGCGAAGGTCGCATACGAGACTGAGGATGATGCTTGGGAGTTTCTGAATACACACCCTAAACTTATCGAGCATGGAATGACTGTCTACAGGTGCAATCTATGCAATATGTACCACTGCGGGCACAAGTATAACAAGAAATAGTTGAGAATATGAAAAAGAAAGGATATTATGAATACGAAAACGGAATCTATCCGCAAAAACTTTGGGTACATATCGGAAAGGATTTACCCGAATTGATAAATGCGGAGTTTGATGGTTGTAATCCACCAAATGACGGATATGATGGCGTTGCTTACGACAAAGCTATCAGAAAGAGTGATGACAGATATGGAGTTTTAGTTTCGTTTAAGAGTACTAAAGATATGACTATGAGCGTTTGTTGCCACGAAGCTAGCCACGCTTGCGATGCAATAGAAAATGGTATTGGTATGGAGCACGGCGATGAGCCTTCTGCCTATCTGATTGGCTGGATTGCGTCTTGCATCAACAAGGCTCGTTTGGGTATTGGAGATTTCGTTGAACTAAAAGATAAGGAGAAATAGCTTATGAAAGCGATTATTGTAATTAACCTTCCTTTGGGAATGGGTATTGATAGAGAAATCACAGAGCCTTACGGATATGATTTATTCTACGGAGACGAAAATATCGGAGCTCAGTGGGAGAAGCTAGAAGAACTTCGTGAAACTGGTGGCGTTATTATTGTTCAACCAAGTAGTCATACTAGTGCGGTTCGCGAGATCCTTGATCCTTATATTGGTGAGGATGGATTTATCAAGGAATGTGGTTTACGAAAGGTTCACACAGAAGAACATGGTGATTTCTGTATTATTCTTTATCACAACCCATCAGAGGTTATGGCTCTTAGAGCATTTTATTTGAATAGTAAAAAGAAATAGCTTATGATTAAGAAAGAAGATATTAAGGTAGGGCTGCGATTTTATATCACAAAAAATGATTGCTTAAAATGCAATTTTGACCATATAGGTATTCATGACGGCAGAACCCCTATTCTGTTCAATGCCGAGAGAAAGGATGCTGATGTTTATATATGTACATCTGTTAGCACAGATTACAAGTATATCGCTCGTTTTCGCGAGGAAGATATTATGATGTTTGGTACAAAGTTCGATATAGTAACGAAAGGTGAAGGAGAAGCCGCAAACAAAAAGACGGAGCAAGTATCTCACCCATCCCATTACGCTTGGTTGAAGGATTTGTGCGGTGTTGAGCCTTTGGATATTTGCAGACATCTTGACTTCAATACAGGAAATGCTATCAAGTATCTCTTGCGCAAGGATAAGGTGGATGGCAACAAAACAAAGACCGAGAAGCGCATCGAGGACTTGCGTAAGGCAATTTTTTATATTAATGACGAAATAAATGAATTAAATGGAAGAAATATGGAAAAATAGAACAGATGACACTCTTCCATGCGAACAATGGAAGTTGATAAATGGATGCAGTAACTATTACGTTTCTTCTCTAGGAAGAGTGAAGACATCAGATAGATATTCTTCGCGTAAGAGAAAAAATAGAAAGGACGATGTTGTGTTTGTGAAGGGAAAAATCCTAAAGCAATCGGAAAATAAGGACGGGTATTTAAGATGCTGCATCATTTATGATAACGGTAACAAGAAGAGTGTATATGTTCATAGGCTTGTGATTAAGACATTCTTGGGGGATAGCACATTACCCCAAATAAACCATATTGACGAAAATAAGCACAATAATAGTGTTGAAAATCTCGAATGGTGTGATGTTAAATATAACGCAAACTATGGTAACAGAAATACAAAAATATCTGATTACCAACATCGTCACCCAAAAATAGGGAAATGTGTGAAAATGTTTTCTCTTGATGGTGAAGAAATAGAAACGTTCTGTAGCGTGCATGATGCGGCTAGGAAAACAGGTTTCAGTATGGGAAACATTAGCGGAATGTGTAATGGTTCTAATAAGTATTCTCATGTAGGTGGATATATATTTAAGTTTGGATAAAAACGTAAGGAACATGGCACAGACTAAATACACTTGTAAGGATTGCTTCTTCTTCAAGAATGGAGCTTGTAACCACCCTAATGAGATTAGGTTTACTTCTGAGGAGAATCCATCTTGCACAGGTTTCGAGTACAAGGAAATAAAAGTTGAACTTTAAAATATTGTTATCATGGCATTACCATTTGGAAAGACTATCAAGACAAGACACTTCACCGTGCTGAAGTTCAGTAAGAGCTTGTCTAAGAAAGAAGTTGCTTCACTCAGAGAGGATATCCCTGCTGAGATCAAGAAGCATTTACAGAGAGGCTCACTGCCTTTCATTAAGATTGCGAACATTGCCGGCACATGGGGTATTGAATACTCTATCGGTACATCCATGTACGCTGCGCTCGATGAATGTGTTCCTGTGGCTGTAGGAGACCATTATGAGTTCTCCAAGGATGATGGAAACATCATCGAGGCATTTACCCAGCTTATGTATGCGGATACATCGTTGCCTGGCGATGCAGAATACACGGCAGGTAAGTTGAAGCTTCGTGACGAATACCTTGCCCGTGAGTCTGCGAGGATGAATGCTGCTGCCGACGAGGGTAAGACAGAAGAGCAGCTTCGCAAGGAAAGCGATGAGGCCGTACAGGAAGTCATCGACCGAGACAAGCATGCCGAGACTCTTCTTGAGATGGCAGAACAGATTAAGAAGGAAGGAGGCAAGGATGAGCGATAAATTGCTTGAGGTCGTTCAAGACCATACTTCCCTAGTAATTGCGCTCCGATTTATTTTGGAGGCCGCAGAGACGAAGAAGCTACCATCAGAAGCAACTCTTCCTGTATTCAATGACGACCTTCTTAATGATAGGCTTAAGAGTATACTTGAGTTGGTTACCGGAGAGAAGTATCCTTAATTGACTTCAAAGTTTTCTTCTACTTTCATAATATAAAAGTGAGGGGTGGTATCTGTGAAGACACCACCCCTCGTAACCAATTAAACAGAATTACGAACAGCAGAACGAATCTGTGAACGTATATCTGCCTGCAAAGGTACTTGGTTTTGCTGAAATTCTAGTAAAACAAAGTTACTTTAACACGAATTTAACTATTTCTTCTTCTTTTGAATGGTTGCCTGGCCATTTTTGAAGATAATGCAGTCCTCGCAGAGATTGTATAAAAATTGTATTTTTATGCACTTTTTTATATAGATTACTTGTATATTTATACTATTTTTTGTATATTTGCATTGGGATAGGTTGGAGTAGCTACCAACTGATAAGGCTAACTCAGTGGGCCTTCCCTTTCTTTTAATCACTGAGGTAACTTTTAAAATCACTGAGGATGGATAACAGTATTGAAATTTGGAAAGACGTAAACGGATATGAGGGACATTACCAAGTGAGTAATCTTGGCAATCTAAGACGCTGTAACGAAAAGTATAAAGATATTCCTGTACCATTAGAGTACGGGAAAGACGGGAGAGTATATGCTAGATTACGAATCAGGCATTCAAAAAAGCTTATACCACTTTGTCTGATCGTTGCGACAGCATTTGTTTCAAACGATTCGAACTCAGAGGATGTTTCTTATATAGATAATAATCCGAAAAATTGTTCCGCAAGTAATCTTAAGTGGAATATAGGATTCATAGGAGAAGAGTGGAAGGATATAAAAGGCTATGAAGGATTTTATCAGGTAAGTAGTCTTGGCAGGGTGAGGTCTGTGGAAAGAATAGTAAAGGTTGGCGACTTCTTTGTTACGAGAAGAAGCAAAATTCGCAAATTAAATAAGCGGCCTAATGGATATTATGGATTGCTTCTTAGCAGAGACGATACAAATGTAAATTTTAGCATTCATCGACTTGTCGCCGAAGCTTTTATACCAAATCCTCTTTGCTTGCCTCAGATTAATCACAAGAACGAGAACAAGGCTGATAATAGGGTCGAAAATCTAGAGTGGTGTACAGCCAAGTATAATTCTAACTATGGAACAAGAAAAGAGAGGGTAATGCAGAATAACAAGAGAATGCAAGGGAAAAAGATAGTTTGCATGGATGCAAACGGAAATATTTTGCAACACTACCCTTCTGTTCAGTCCGTAAAGAAAAACGGGCATAACGTTGCATTAGTACACGCGTGTTGTACCGGTGTTAGACATACACATCATGGATTATACTGGAAGTTTGAGTAAGGGTATCAACCCTTACTCTTCCTTTGACAAATTGCCTTGCCGTTTTTAAAAATCAGGCAAGATTGGCAGTCCGACGGATAATCTACCGGAAGATAGAAATGACAAGTTGTGCTTTCCGTATCAATCTCATCCTGCTTAATCTTAGAATAGTCTGCTATCATGGCTGTCGTCTTTTGCCACTCTGGAGAGCCAAATTTCTGCTTTCGCTGAGCGATAACGAGGTTTCTCAGAATCTCTTCCTTTGAGGTAGCCTTAATAAGCTCCTCCTGGGTGAGTTCGTCGCTATTCTCGTTCTTCGCTTTCTTGCCCTGTACCTCTGCGATTCTCTTCTGAACAGACTCTAAAGACTCTAGCTTGTTCATCTCCCGTTCCAGAACGTCTTTTGTCCAGTTGAATCCTTCTCCCTGGAAGGAAATCGCCCAACAATCCCTCATTGGCATACCTGAGCCACGGAGACTTGCATAGATGTAATAGCGAGGGTCTTTCATACCGAGAGCCTTCGCCTTCTTGTACGTATCGACGGATAACGTGTATCCTTTTGTTTCTTCAATCATAATCTTGATATTTAAAAGTTCAACGTTTGCTGTCTGCGGTGTTCTCTCCATACATTGATAGACTTGCCGTATATCCAATAGTCGAACACCTCTTCCGGCGACAATCCTTCGTCTATCATCCTTCCGCTAGCTTGGATATCCTTGATGGCCTTAATCCAGCTATTGTATATATGCGGATATCGTTTGCAGTCGGCGAGTTTCTGCTTATAGTTGTGCATAGGGCAGCACAGGCAGCCAATCCTATAGTAGCCCTCGTCGTACAGCTTACAATGCTTGATACCGAGTGTATTCAAGAATAGCCATACATCCTCATCTGTCCACTCTATGATTGGAGAGATGAGGAGCGATTCGTAGCCTCGGATACAGCCAATGGTACGCTCGTCACTGGCATTGGTGATGTTAATCTCGTGAATGCCCCACCGGGTTGGGCGGCCACGCTTCTGACTGTTCCTTTTATCACGGAACTCGTTAAGACCTTCAAGGGAGCCGCTGTACTTATGGTTGGTAATCTCAACCTCACTCCTACCCGAACGCTGTCTACTTTCTGCGTGGCGGATGCCTATGAGAACAACATTGCCTGCACCGATACCTTCTTTATAGACTCGGCAGCACCATCGTATCAGTCTTGTCGGGAGCATGCCTTCCTTGCGAGCCTGATTGTAGATGCTGATTTTCGGCTTTATCATATCTACGTCCGGATAGTGCTTGCGGCAGAACTTGATTACTTCTGGTGGATCGACGGACGTAAGCCCCATGTGAGCCTTGAACTTCACGCCTGCAATCTTGGCAATGTGATAAAGACACTGACTATCCTTGCCTGAACTGAAAGATAGATAGAAGCCTTCGTTAGGCGAGTATGCCAGCGCAAGCTTTTCCGCCTTTCTCAGCAGCTCTACGGAGTGCTTTATCTTCTCCTGGAATTCTTTAGGGAACTTCGGAAGAATCTCTTCTAAAGTAAAATTTAATTCAGAATTTATCATACTACTTATTTTTTATAAACAAACTCGGCACGGCAAGCACAGTTGGGATGCGCCGGGATAACCATCGTGTCAAGCGAATGTACATATCCACATAAATCATCGCAAACAGGGCAAGGGAACGACGATCCTCTGTGAACAAAGTAGCCGATAGCCTTATTCTCCTGCCCATACTCCTGCTCTGCCTGCCCCCACGCCAAAGCAATCACTTGAGAAGCATTTCTTACGATATTCTGATAGGCGTTCTTGTAGTAGCCTTTTCCGTAAGAAGGAACATCGATGTTGATATCCTTTCTCTTCGCCTTGGTAATGACTGATGTGTGATATGGGTCCTTGTAGCCGGCTCGGATGGAAGACAGGAGCTGCTGGTCTGAATATCCCATAAGAGTTCCTGCCTTGATCATCCTTACAATATCTTCAGCAAAGTTTCCGAGATAGACGGCGTTTCTTTCGGATGTCGTCTTTCCGTAGATATCGCTGACGAGAAACGATTCGATGTTCTCGTTGTCAATCCCGAGAATCTTGCATGAAACCTTGGAGTAAGCAGAGATGTAACTGTTGATACTCTCCTCTGCATCAGCAGTAACGTTCTTGGCGTAAGAGAGCAGGGCTGACTCGTTTGTGAGCCTGCCCGCACCTCTGTATCGCTTACTTGCGGCAATTATTTTCTGTGTCGATTTCCAGAGAATATCTGCAACATGGTCCTCGCAGTTTCGGATTGCCTGCAAGCGCTTCCTGCTGTAATCGACAGAACGTTTTAATTCATCCATAGGCTATTAATGGGTTTGGTTGTAGTGCTGCCAGTTGTTCTCATTCGGGGCGTTCCGATTCTCGTCCCATTTGGTTCCTGACTTATTTGGGCGTCCAGCTCCGCGACCCGTACGTACGTTTCCACTACCTCCATTCTGAATATTCGAAGTAGCTTTCTGCTCCTCAATTGCATTTTGAGTTTCGTTATCCGCACGTTGCATATCCATGAGGAGGTCCTGCTGGTCTTCCTCCTTCTTCTCCCGCATGATACGGTCGTATTCATCGTTAACTGGGAAGTCTGGGCAACGCTCAGATGCGGTCTGCTTTGAGAGGAAGTTGTTCTGAACCGCTGTCGCTAAGTTTGTTATTATTTCAGATTTATTCTGATGCACATAGATTTCCACCCAAGCGTGAATAGGAAGACCGGTCATAGTGGCCATGCAGTTTTCTTCAACTCCGACACCATACTTTGAGATACGAACAAGCTGATCAAGGAACGGATGCATCTTCTTAGCATCGTTCTCAGCAACCTCGATGGCAGGAGAATAGAGCAGCTTGATGGCAACGCCCGGAAGGTCACCCGACTTCAGCTCCGGTGGCTTTACAGTGAACGAAAGCTCATAGATGAGGTCATACGACTTGTTGAGCTGTGTCGCAAATGCATCGGAAGCGTCTGTTCCGTTAATGAAGTCTGCATCACCATTCGTATCGGTAATCTGAATCATCTTAGCCGATCCGTCTGTATCTCCAACAACGGTAATGTCGTCACCATCGCCCTTCAGCTTCATTATAGGGAAGGCGTAAGCCTTGTTGTTCTCGCAGAGATAAGAGAAAGCTTCCTCGTAGTCCTCGATGTTCTTCTGTACAACAGACCAGCATGGACCGTCATCGTTTCTTACGTATGCAACAGGGATAAATGGGAAGCCGTGAGCTTTCTCTTCAACGCAAGTGTAGTCGTCGATTCCGAATATCTTGGCAATTCTCTTGATAGTCTCCTTGACCTTGCCTTCGTTAACTTGCTTCTTGAAGCGGTAGAATGTCTTGTCATCCCACACCTCTACCCATTCAATCTTTTCATTGCCTTCCTCATCGAAGTCGTAATACTTGCGAGCAAACACAACGAGTTCACCAGTAAGAGGGTCGAACTGAGGATACAATGTGTCTCCTCTATCGAAAGCCAATGTGCGAGTACCGAATTTCTTGTTTTTATCGAAGAATCCGACTATAGCAGCTTCAGCAACCTTCATGTACGAACTTACAGCCTCATAGTGACGAATCTCCATATCGTGCATATACCATCCCTTCTTGAACTTGGCAAGGAGATTTATATACTCTTTCTGTTTCTTCATCTCATGATCACCGGCAAGTTCAAACTGAATATCGTTACCTGTCATGTGGAGAACATGCTTCGTATGAATAACTTGCTGGAAAGCAAATGCCGTTCTTTGAATCTCCTGGACATACCATTTCCCGTCTTCCGGGTTCTTTCTCCAGATGTCAGGGTAGAGATCCTTGTCGAAGATTTTGTGGGACGTAGGATAGAACTCACGAAGGAAGTCCTTCTGAGTCTTAATCACTCTGTACAATGTATCTTGCGGCATCTGAGGGTCTTCATTATCGGACACCTCGTTCCTGCAATAGCCATCGTGGGTCATGTACCCCTTTGGCGTGAGTTCAAAGAAAGGCTTCTTTACGAGAATCTTTCTGAAATTTGTTACCTTGATAGCATCCATAATCCTTTTACCTTTTTATTTTTCTTTTTTGTTAAACTGAATATCATTACATAGAACCAAGATTCAAAGAAGTCAGGAGAGTGCCCGACATATTTCTTGGCAATCTTCTTAGGTAATAGCTTGAATCCCCTATCATCGCTATTCTCGTCACGTCTGAGCATCTTACGCTCCTTCTGAAGAATCTGTCTGAGGGGAACCTTGTCAAATCCGTTTCCTGAATACTTTCTTTCAAGCAGGGCCGAGTCGATGGAAATCTGCTTCTCCTTTATCATCTTATAGAATAACCAAGCACACTGAGACTTCAAGTCCTTATAGAGGTATTTGATTCCTTCTTCTTCCTGATGATTCCTAGCGATAGGTGCTGCCTGGTTGTTGAATGGGACGGCATCCTTGAAGAATCCCTTGAAGTATTGACCGATTCCCTGCATATCGTAAGTGAAGTTACATTCCTCGACACCCCACTCTCTCAGTTTGGCCTCAACTACAGAAACGAGCGTCTTAGGGTCCAGCCTCAGCACAACCAAGTCTTTACAATGCCATCCTTCCCAAAGCCACATTACGAAGTTATCTCCGCCGGTGAAAGCAATATCGGCAGAAGCTCTGCGTTTTCCATCTCCTATCTGTTCTGCATTGTCGTAGATTTCATCAAGGTCTTCCATCTTGATCATGTCATCACCGGCGGCCTTCCAGTTCCAGTTGGCTTCAAGGTCTCGCATACGCTGTTCCTCGTCCTGTTGGGCAAGGTTGGCGAGATATGAGGCATCGGTAGAGATAAGCTTAATGTTCTCTGATACGTCAGCACGAACGAATGTTGCCGACTTGATGAACATTTCGAGCTTTGTATAACCAAGTTCCTCATAGCTATCCTTCCAAAGGCTATCAATAATGCCCTTGCACTGTTCGTATACCTCTTCTCTTGTATTACCCCAGTAGATTGAGTCAGGCGTATCGCCGTCCATGAAACAGTAGCGGATAACTCCATCTCGCTCCGGTATAATGTATCCATTCTCGTCAACCCACCAGTCGATGAACTTTCTCACCCAAGATTCCGGGTCCGGGTTACAGGTAATCCAGAAGCGGTTTCGGATATGCGCTGCATTTCGGTTGTTGGTCAAGAGGTACTTGAACTTCTTGTATGGACACTGAGTACCCTCATCGATGCAGACATAGGCATACTGGCGACCCTGGAATCGTGTCTTGAAGTCCTGATAGGCTCCAGCATAGTACGAGAATTTGAGCCATCCTCCGTTATCGAAGTTCCAGGTCATATCATTTTGTGACTTATTGTAAGTTCCAAATTGGGAGAACAATTTATAAGAGTCTGTCACTAAGGACTGTAAGTCGTCTTTTTCGTTACGAAGAATTGTTGCATGAAAATCTGGATTTTTAATATCCTTCAGAACTTCCATTAGGGAAGAGAAGGACTTGGAGTTGTGAGTGACGATGAAGTCTTCCACCATAAACAGAGAATTTGTATTGTTCACTGCAATACAGCAGCACTCCTTCTCTCCTACATATTCAAAATCAACAATCCTTCTTCCCAGTTCGCTTACGCCGCCATTGTACTCGGTACAAAGCACCTTCTTACGTGGAAGACGGAATAAGCGTTCTGACTGATTAATTCTGATGTAAATATCATAATAATCGCTTGCCTTAATACGTTCTCCATTCTTGGTGTAGTGGTTCTCGTACTTATTTATAGTGGCAAGTCCTCCAAGGCTGTTCACCAAAAACTTAACGTCTTTAGCAAGTTGCTCACTGACTGTCGAAAACATACAATGTCCACGCTTGTCCACAGTACCATCGGTATCCATAAGTCCTTGAAGAATAGCCCACCTTGTTTCTATAGAGCCAAACTTATAGAAATCTGGAACCGACTTATTGAAAGCGTCGCAACCGTATAGCTTTAAACCCTCAAGATCATTACGTAATCTCTCATCCTTGATTCTGTAATCACAAGCTATACTGCCTTGTTTTTGTGCATAGTTAGTCATATCGATGCCAGCACTCTCAAACTCTCTCACGATATCTTCGTCTGCGCTACATAGCATGGCATCATAACTTCCATTCTTTATATTTGCGGTTATACATCCATCTCCAAGTATGGCGCCCATAACATAAGGTGAGCTCGTTGGTTTGTAATGACGATTTCCCCAAGAGCGAGTAAACTTTACAGGCTCACACAAAGGTATGAGCAACTTGCTATTTTTAATCTCGCCAGTCTTCAGCTTTGCGAGGTGTTCAACAACCATCTGGGTGGTCCATACCCTATAATCATCATTGATAGATAACCCGTTAATGATTCTCTTCTTGCTTCTATAGCAAGTCTTACGTACATTCCAGAGGTGGTCGTATGATGCAATAACTTCAGACCCATCGACAAACTTTAGTTTGTAAGCAGGAAGTTTGCCGTGGTCTTTGCGATATACGACACGCTGCATTCCACCATCAGTTCCACTGATGATGTCACCTGCCTTTAAATCCCCGATACGCCTATAACCAAATGGGGTAACAACCTTGGTATCGACAAGAAGTGGTCCGCCTCGCGAGCCGCCAACTATCTTAATATCAGCATCAATAGACAGCATGCGCTCCTGACCGCCACGCTGAGCTATAATCTTCAGCTTGTCGGGATGCTTCTTATCGGCGTCTCTTAATGATTGGATATACTCTTGAGTATAAATAGGCTCTCCGTTATCCAATTTTAATCCTGAAAATACTTCCTTTTGCATAAATATACATTTAATACTGCAAAAATATACAATTTTTCTTTGATAATTGCATATTTATTCATATATTTGCAAAATAAAAGGTATATTTATACGTTTTCGAGGTGGAGGGACCACTTTCGGGATAACATTTTTAATCAAAAAGCAACATGACAAGAGAGGAACTCTTAGCATTAGTGAACAAGGAGGTTGATACCACCAAGTTCAAAGAACTTAGCCAAAAGACCATCAATGAGGAACTTGATGATGTTTTGGAAGATTTCGGTGATGACGAGGAAGCAAATTCCAAGTTGGTTACCAAGTTAGCAAACCGTCTGAAGCGTATCAACGGCAACTTACACAAGAATATCTCTGACGAGGTAAAGAAGAGCAAGGAGGAGGCTGAACGCAAGAAGAAGGAAGAGGAAGAGGAGCGTAAGCGCAAGGAGGATGAAAAGGGTGACGATCCTGACGACAAATACTCCAAGCTGCTTGATAAACTTGAAGCTCTCGAAAAGGCTAACGCAGAAAGAGACAAGAAGGCTGCAAGGAAGGCAACCATCGAGTCTGTAAAGGCAGGTTTGAAGGATAAGTTCGACAAAGCAAACCTTGAAATGAAGAACTACTTCCTCAATGCTGCAATCGCAAAGCTGGAGATTCCGGACGAAGATGCCGACATCGACGACCTGGTTTCTAAGGCTGAAAAAATCTACACCGCAGAGTACAAGGAAGCTACTGGTGAAAACGGTATTCCTGCAAAGGGACAGCGGACATCTGGTGGCGGAAGCTCTACTGACGACGACAAGTTCATGGATGAGGTTGCCGAGCGTCGCAAGAAGAGATACGGCGGCGGTGGAGACAATAAGTAATTTCAGGATAACAATTTTAAAAAGGTAAAAAGATTATGGACAACACTTCTATTTCCTACATGGAACAGATGGGTACTCGTGGCATGCTGAACCACGGCGCGACCATCGTTCAGACAGAAGGTAAGGTCGGCGGAACCCGATACGTGTTTGCCGGTCTTGAGGCACTTATCAAGAATGCCTTCGTTCACCCACCTATTGGTGGTAAGCTTGTTAACCCATTCAAGGGCCAGGCTAAGATTTATGCCGGCGACTTGATTGAGCACGACCTCGGCTTTACAGCTGGCAACGAGGGTCCTGGTGCAACCATTAAGATTCTGAAGGCCTACGGCGTGGCAAAGGCTACTGCTGCGGCTACAGACACAGACATCTACATCGTTCGTAACGGCTTCGTTCACATCCCGTTCCCTGGCGACACCATCATGATCGGCCAGAAGGACTTCAAGACCAAGGCAAAGGGTGTGACTGTTTCTGCCGTTGAGGCTATGACTGATGAAACCGCAGGTGACGTTTGGAAGGTTACTCTTTCTGCTGCTCTCGGCGCATTGAAGGTAGGTGATGTATTGGTTGAGGCTGCAAGTGCAGGCGAATCCGTATTGCCTATGGTAACCAACCCTAACTGCTTTGCTCCGAACGACAATGACTTCCCATATTTCGATGCCGGCGGCGACAAGTACCACAAGCCTCGCACAAACGTCAACTTCTGTATGTTGAATCCAGACTGCGTTATGTGGCTTGACCGTATGGGTCCTGTTCCTCCTGCTGTCAAGGCGATGAACAAGTCACTCTACCCAGAGTTCTGGCATATTTAACCTATTGTCTAACGTAAAAAGATTGATTCAGGATTATGGCAAAAATTGATATTGGTGTCGAGCAGCTTGCGAAGTTCTTCACTGGTAAGGGTAACAACACTTACCTTCAGAAGTTCGTCAATCGTGACGGCGTACTTCGCTGTAACAACGGCTGGTATCTGACACAGGGTGACATTGATCCAAATCTCACCCCTACATCTAACAATGGTGATGCAACCTTCAAGGTTCGCACACGTACATTGAACCCTGCAACCTTGATGAACCTCCGTGCTCCTCTCGGCGAGGGCTATCAGAACGACCACGAGGGTATTGAGTGGTACACCGCTTCTATCCCAGACTTCGCTGCTGACGGCTTCCGTGAGACTGCGACAGAGCGTTACCACAAGATGAAGCTTCTCCAGGATGAGTTCGGCAACGACGCTGACCTGGTTGATGCTTACCTCGACAAGGTACAGGTATTGTACGACTCACTCGACATGACTATGACATACATGTCAGCCCAGTTGAGTTCGACCGGTTTCATCGACTACGACAAGATTGGTCGTGGTATCCAGGAGCCTCTGTGTGACGCAAAGGTTCCAAAGAAGAACTTCAAAAAGGCGGGTACGCTTGCCTGGAACGATCCAAACTGCGACTTGCTTGAGCAGATGCGCAAGTTTGAGGAGGATTGGCGCAAGGAGAACATCGAGTACCGCAGTGTACCTCTCGTATGGCAGATGACCAAGAACGACTACAATAACGTATTCTTGAAGAACAAGCAGATTGCTGAGTTGTACAAGAGCTGGGCGAACGCTAACTTTGTGGCAGTTTTGCAAAACTACGGTCCAAACGACGCAATGTTCTTGAAGTCTGTTGTTGACCTCAACGGTCTTTCTCCTATCGAGATTGTTGATGAGGTTGAGCACAACAAGCGCTTCGATGGCACAGTTACAGAGATTCATGGTTGGGCAGACGGAACAGTCGTTCTTCGCCCTGCTGGCAAGCCTTTGCGTTTCATGCGCAAGGAAATTCTCGATAAGCGAATTTTCGACACTCTCGGTAACAAGCTCGTGGACGTTGCTTGGGCACAGACCAACAACCGCCTCGGTTTACTTCGTAACATGGTCACAGCGAACGGTATGTTCCAGGAGTTCAAGACAGACTTGTTCCTCGCTTCTGTTCCTGCTATGCTCGATTCCCCTTACCGTTGGATTATCGACATCACCAAGAAGGGTTAATTCTTTAACGTAACTAGATTGTATGACTATGGATTCGGAGATGAACATTTACACTGTGAACGACTACCTTATTAATAAGGTGAAGTTCGAGATGCCGATGAAGGCTCTGTTGGGCATCATGCACGACAGGGAGCTTGAAAATGGAATTGACCTCGAAGCCTGCGACAAGGACAAGGTTAGACTTGCCTATGCCGACATGCTGAAATGGTTTGTTCTTGGTCCGAGCAAGGTGAACAACACCTCCGATTCCGATAACGGATGGACTCATTCGGGAGGTGGCTATGATATGTCGGACAACGACAGGAGCGAGATGAAGGCAGAGGCTAACGCTATCTATGCAGAGCTGGAGCCTGATTCGATGCTCAAGAAGAAGTCCACCTTCCGGGTGACCTCCCACGGAGTAAAGAGGGCGAATTATTCTCCTTGGGGAGAACCTCTCCCTCACATCATCAAATAAGGCGTATGGAAAAGGAAAACATCAGAAATCCAAGATACCCTCACATCATCAAGATCGTGAGGAAGGTCGTCGGAAAAGCCGACCCTGATGACCCGTTCGCCGATGATGATGCTCCAGTTGGTGAGGACAAGGAAATCATTCTCTACTATGGCGAAGGCCGCAGCTACACCGATACTACTACAGAGGGAGACAAGAACGTCGATCAGAACAAGAGGAAGGCATCGATTCCTGTCAGATATGACGAATGGGATGCTGACAGATGTCCTCTTGACGGCGACACCATCTACTCCACTGTCGGCAACAACACCGAAGTAGGTATGGTTAAGGACTGCGAACCGGATAATAACAGGACTGTTGTATATTGGAATTTGACAAGGGTTTAGATTATGACAAGTTTATCAGGTCAGTTTTTACAGGTCGAGAAGAAAATCCGTCAGATGGCTGTAGCAAAGATGCAGCAGAAGATGGATCATGCGGCTGAAATGACAATGAAGGCTGCCGACAAGTCTCGCAACTATGATGACGTAACCGGTAACTTGTACAAGTCAACCGCTATCGGTACATATTACAACGGCTCATTGCAGTCGATTCATTACGCTCCTGGCCCAGAGCCAACCCGAGTGACCCTTGCGGCCGGGGAAAGATACAACCTTGATAAGTATTACCGAAGTTCGTTCTCCTTCAAAGACAGCGGACGGAGACCTTTCAAGGGTGAATATGGAGAAGGTGGCGAATATGGTCCGAACGCTGCGTGGGATGAACTTGTTTCAAGGGAACACAACAAAGGAAAGTACGATGCTACATGGCAGATGCTTCTTGTTGCCGGTGTGGATTACGCTAAGTTTGTCGAGGTAAAGAGAGGTCACGACGTGATTACCTCTCTTAGAGAATATTTGGTTAGATACTTTAGATCGATGTAAGGTATGGTTAGTATTAAGACTCTATATTTCGATGTCGGTAATGCAATGAAGGGGATTTGCGACAAGCTCTACTCCCGGAGCCGACCAAAGGCAGTTGATACGAAAATCAACAGCTACATCGTGGTATACTTTCCATCTAGTATCTACAATAACGAGATGAACTCAAGTGGAGTTTACAATGATTTCACCACTATAGCTCAAATCGAATTGTATGTGCGCGATAAGAATTCGGCAAGCAACCTGCACACATTTGATGTATCTAGCGTTGACGAGAAAGTCCAGGAGATTATGGACAGATTTCCAATCTCCACAAAAAATCTCATTGTTTCCAATCCTCGTATAACACTACAGACAGACGACGGCGCAGGTTTTTCCGTGACAATCATACAGGGAAGGTTACGCACGAAATAAGTATTCAGGTATAACAATTTAAAATATTTTAGATTATGGCTATGACAACTATTGACAAGATGAAGGACATTTTCAATGGTCCTAAAACTCTGCTCTACTCAAAGGCTATTACCGATTTGAGCAAGGCTACAGTTGACATCACCCCAGAGGTTGAGCTTCCGGTTACCGTTGACTCGCTGAAGGCGACTATGGATGACCCAACCATCAACCACTACAAGGTTATCGGTCTTGCAGGCGACTGGGCAACTACCGCAGAGCTCGGCGACTTCAACGTAGAGTTCGTTGTTCCTTCAAAGGCAAAGGACTTGCTGACAATTATGTTCGGCGAGGATGCTATCACTGAGCTTACCAAAGTTACTCTGAAGGGTACAGGTGACGCTACCCTCGACGCTACTACCGGCTTTACAGGTATCGCTGTTGAGCCTAAGAAGTTCAAGATCAAGGGCACTATCGTTATCGTTGACGACGAGAAGGAGAACCTCATGGTTATTACCAACATCGCTCTCTACGCTACCTTGCAGTGGGATAACTCCGGTACTGAGCCTGTTGCGTTTAAGTTCTCAGGTTCTATTGAGGGTGCAGGTAAGCGTAGCATCGCTTGGCTTACTAAGGCTCCAGCTAGTGGGACACCAGGCTCTGGCGCTTAATCAAGAGGAAAAAGCTTCTTTAGGTAATTAGATTCAGGATAACAAACCGTTGGGCGGCAGGCTAATCAACAGCCGTGCCGCCCTTCTTCATTTAATCGCATACAATCATGGCAGAAGAAAAGAAAATAGAGCAGCCTTCAGTGGACTTGCAGGAGTTGCTTGACAGCGTGCTGCACGACGAGCCTACCGAGTTCGTGTTCAGAGGGAAAAAGCACAAGCTCGGTTGGCTTCGCAAGGGAACAATGAGCAGGTGTTCCCACATCAGGGCAAAGGAGAAGAACGAATGGAAGCGTAATGTAAAGATTTGTGTCTGCATTCTCCTCAACAACATCTGGAAGATACGATTCCTGTACTGGATCTACTGGCGTTGGCTCTACTACATCAAGGATGTGGACGTGGCCGAGGTGCTGAGAGTCCTCGATGTTTCTAAAAAAAAAATTCCATCGAACGCATTCTCACTGGCTACCATATTAGCGACCGGGATGACGGACGTGATGATGACGATGACGAGGAGCGAAGTAAAAGCTATCCAAGCAGAACAAGCTGGGGAGCAGCCTTCTCACTAGCGGAGAAGTTCGGCTTCCTCTTTCAGCGCAAGTACTTCATTGCAGCATACGACTACTGGTGGGGCTATTCATCGGCGCAGATTGACCTCATGGTTGCAGACCAGCCTCTTGTCGTCTATCCAAAGGCCAAGAAGGAAGGCGGTCCGAAGAAGCATACCAAGAAGGAGATGGATGACCTCTACGACAGGTGGATGGAGAAAAAGAAGAATGAGGGAAGCCTCGTTGGCAAGAAGATAAGTCTTGCTGATTACTTAAACAATAAACTCTAATTTAAAAATATTCAGGATATGGCAGGTGGAAATATGGGAGACCTCAGTTTCTCGCTCACTCTAAAATCGAGAATTGAAGAGGAAACCAAAAAGATTATCAGAGAATTAAACAAGGTTGATTCTACTGGTAAGCAGGCACAGAATGCTTTAGAAGCAATATCCGAAGCAACAAAAGGTATTGGAGATAAGGGAGGTCGTAGTTTTGAAAAGCTAAACAACTTCGTTAAAGAATTACGTCGTAATATTGGCGTATTTTCAAGCGAAGATTTCTTCAGTTCGAAAAAACTCCAGCAGTTGGAGTCTGTCCAGGACGGATTGTACAAAATAGGCCGCATACTCGGAGAGGTGTCCAAGGAAGGTGCTGGATTCAACATATTTCCTAACAGCGTTGCAACTGAGGCAAACAAGGCAGAGAGAGAACTTTATAAGTTATCTTCTTTTATCGCCGAGATTAATAAGCGACATGGCGAAGGAATACAGATACTTGGTGTTGATTCAACGAATAACATACGACAATCGTTGGCAGAGTTGTCTAAATACAGGACTGAATTAGAACAGATTAGGAATAACGCAGGTATTCATCCTATTACCGGACTCACAGCAACTGATGTCGTAAAGAGTTCCGGGTATCTTAATGCTATAGATAAAGCAAATACTTATGCAAAGGTTATAAAGGACGCAGCACGCGAGGCAAAAGAGGCAGAGAGGCAACGCCAGAATGATTTGAAGAACACGGAGCGTCGGTATGATTCTCTCGGAAATAAGGTTCGCCAGCTCCGCTCTGAATACAGCCGAGGAATTTCTGTTGGAGCAGATGTTAGTAAAGCAGAAGCTGAGATTAGCAGGCTCCTTTCTTTAATGAGGGATCTTAGAACTATCAAAGACAGACTCAATTCAGAGAACTGGAAGGATAGCCTCGGTATGCTTGGCAATATCGGTAGTGGCCACGATACCACATTAGCTTCTAGGGTTCTTCAAGATCAGAAAGCAGTAAACCAAGAGGTTCAGAAAGGTATCGAGCTTGAACAGAAGCGTCAGCAGGAGATTGCTCAGACGGCTGCAAAGGTTCAGTCTGATTTGGTTCGCGGCTTCGAGAAAGCTAACAGTCATGCAGGAAAGCTGAATTCAACCGTACAGGACTTGAAGTCGCTTTTCTTGCAGGGAGGTCTTGTGTTCGGCGCCCAGCAGTTCGCTATGAGCATCATCACAACTGGTGGTGAGATGGAGAAGCAACATATTGCCCTCCAGTCCATCCTTGGTGATATGCAGAATGCGAACACAATGTTCAATCAGATTAAGGAACTCGCTCTTAATTCGCCATTTACATTCTCTGAATTGAACCGAGACGTTAAGCAGTTGGCTGCGTATGGAGTTGAGTACGACCAGCTCTATGACACAACCAAGAGGCTTGCGGATATGTCTTCCGGTCTTGGTGTTAGCTTCGATCGTATCGCCTTGGCGTTCGGACAGGTTCAGGCTCGCGGTTGGCTCGATGGTAAGGAACTCCGCCAGATCGCTTATGCAGGTATTCCTCTGCTTGAAAAGTTATCAGAGTTCTACTCTAAGCAGGAGGGTCGAAATGTCTCTACATCAGAGATTAAGACCAGAATTTCAAGCAGAGATGTAAGTTTTGATGATGTGAAGTCTATCTTCTGGCAGATGACTGATGCAGGTGGTCAGTTCTATAATATGCAGCAGGTTCTGAGTGAAACTCTGCTCGGACGCTACAATAAACTGAAGGATGCCTGGGAAATCATGCTTGCCGACTTTGCTAACGGTAAGAATATTATAGGTGGAACTTTCAAGGGTATTCTTGATGTTGTCACCAATCTCGTGCAGCAGATTCACGTCTTGGGTCCTGCTATGGTTGCGGCATTTGCAGGTCCAGCCCTTATGCGTGGAGTTAAGATCCTGGAAGGCGGCATTGGAAAGAGAATACTGAACTCAAAGGGGAATATTGCGAAAGAAGCAGAGCTTAAGCTTTTGCGTGGAGAGAAAATAACTCCTGTAGAGAAACAGATTCTTCAGTACAAAAATCAGATTCGGATTCAGGATATTCAGGCACTCGCGAAGGCGAATGCGATAACAAAAGCCGAGCTCAGGCGATTGTATGTTACCTGTCAGATAACCAAGGAGATGTACAAGCAAGGTATGGCTCTCACCAAACAGGAGGGTCAGGTAAACAGAATATCCCTTGGTGGAGTTCTGAAGGGATTGGCTAGCCCTAGTAAATGGGGAGCCGCAGGAGGCTTGCTTCTCGGAGGATTGAAATCAGGATTCAGTTCTATCATCGGTTTTCTTGGTGGTCTTCCAGGAATAGCTATATCTGCCGGATCTGCAATCTTTGCATACTACTGGCAGAAGCATCAGCAGCTGAAACAGGATATGGAGACTACGGCTGACGAACTGAAAGACAGGTACACTCAGATCGGCGAGTTCCTTCGCGATAACGATGCAGATAAAGCCATTAAGGACGGCGATGAGAAAGAGATAGAAAACCTCATTGACGCATATAAGGAAAAGCTTAAGGAGATTGCTCCAGAAAAGGAGAATGCTTTCACAATGAGCCTTCTCGAAAAGAAATCGAATGAGGATAGACTTAAGTATCTCAAAGAACAGCTCATTCTTCTCAAGCAGGTTGAGGAGAGTACTCAGAAATCTCTTTCGGACGAGGGTACATACAAGGGATTCGACGAGAAACTGTCTTCTGCAAAGGAAATAGCAGAAGCATTCTCTTCAGCATCCGCAAAGGCGAATATGATTAATGCCACCCAATCCGACTTCGCTAGCTTCAACTCCTGGGAGGAAAAGTATAAGAATGAGGTGAAAGCCATGCGCGATTATCTCATTGATGAGCTTGGAGATATTAGCAACAGCCCGAAGTTGCAGGGTAAGGCCAACCAGATTCTTTCGTCATTCTTTGCAAAGCAGGGATGGAACCAGGATGTTTCTGATCAGTTCCGTGCTGACGTTCTTAATGCGATGGGTGTTGAAACTGGCTTCTACGAGAACAAATTCAAGGATGCTCTCGATAACGCAGTAAACACTTCGTTTCCATGGATTGGTGACAAGATTCGCAACAACCAGGAATTGACAGATGCAGAGAAGGTACAGGTTTCAAACATGATGAAGGATGCTGCGGCTCAGGTTCAGAAAGACTATCCTTTTGCATCAGACGCATTGAAGCGAATGCTTGCGGCTGATAGATTCGAGGCTGTCATTCATCTCGTATTCAGGAACGATGACTCGGATCTCACTCAGCAGCTCGAAAAGAATCTCAAGGGTAGTGGTTACGACTACCATGAGAAGAACAAGTACGTCAAGAGCTGGGGAAAGGATGCCGGAGACGACTACGATAAAGCAAAGAGCAACGCAGAGTCGGACATTACTGCTGCAAAAAAGGAACTCAATACCAGAAAGAATATGCTTGCGCTGGGCAAGCTTTCTCTCGATGAGTTTACACAGAAGCAGAAGGAGTACGAACTTAAGATGCAGGCTTATCATGATAACTGGGGCGAATGGTTTACTGGTGACGACAAGAAGAAAAACAAGAAAACCGGTGGCCGTAGGTCAACAGGCGCGCAGACAGATAAGGCTCTTGAAGATTTGAGGAAGCGCATCGACTTATACAAGAAGATGTATGCTGAAATCAAGAAGTTTAAGGAGCTTTATGGAGAAGGTGCTCTTGGTCAGCTTGCTAATGACGGAGAGTTTGAGGCTATATTCAATGATAAAAAGAGATTTCCTATCTCCGACTACACCAATTATGAGACCTCTATTAAAGAACTCTTGAAGACTCTCCCGGCCTCAACAAGGGAGAGATTGGACTATGCTGCAAACGAGAAGGCTGGCATTCAAACTGAAAACCGAAAGCTTCTCGAAGACCAGCGCAGAGAGGAACTGAATGTACTCAATAAGCAACTTGATACTATATCTGAGCAGTATGAGACATACAAGAAGATATATGAGCTGACAGGAAACAAGAAGGGTTCAGAAAACATAGTTTTCGGCGGAACTGTCCAGTTTGATACATACAAGAGGTTCCTGGAGGAGCAGCTCGATATTGCGGTAAAGCACGACAACGTTCAGTCCGGCCTTAACTTGACTACGGACGAGGTTAAGGGAATGAGCCTTGAAAATGTCAAGGATAAATATGGCGAGGAGACTCGTGTTTACGATATCCGAAAGAAGCTGGAAGATGAGAACAATAAAATCAAGAAGGAAACCATCGACCTGATGGCTAGCCTGATTGAGAAGAATGCTACCATTGCCCAGCAGATTGAGGACGAGAATCGCAAATACGAGAGACAACTTGAACTCATCAAGGGCATCGAAGACCCACAGATGAGAGACAGAGCCAAGGCCGGAGCCACAAAGACTCACGATGAGAATGTGGCAAAGCTTCAGTTCGAGCAGTTCAAACAGGAATCTGATTGGGTTGCCATCTTTGATGACCTCGACAGGGTGTCTTCCGCTACCATCAACTCGATGATTGAGAAGATTGACCAGTTCTCTATGACTACTGGTCTGTCCGTAGAATCCATCAAACAGTTGAGGGATGCCTTGGATAAGCTCAGAAATGAGCAGATTAGCAGAAACCCGTTCGGCTTCATCTTCGGAGGGGTGAATCGCGGTAAGGATATCGGAAAGTTCATAAATGAGCGTCTTGGCGGTATGGACGATACTGCGAAGATATTCATCAGCAAGGAGGATGCTTCGAGACTTGGAATAGCTGGCGGCGTAAGAACCAAGGCGAGTCTGAAGAATGATCAGCAGTCAGCATACGCCGACTCGTCTAAGGCCATCTCTGAACTTGCGACAAAGATGCAGGCGCTCAATACGGTTCTTGACCCGGTAATCAATCTGTTCAAGGCTATGGGTGAAGAGGATTCAATCCTTGGTCAAATTGTAGGTGGAGCATCAGGCGCATTCTCTTCGGCAGCAAGTACAGCTGGAGCGGTAGCCACTCTTGGCGAGATGAAGCATTTCGGGTTCCTCAAAGGTGCTGGTCCATACGCAGCAGCCGCTTCCGCAGCGTTGAGCATTGGCGGCTCGCTAATCAAGGCGTTCGGTGCAGACTACAGCAGCTACAACAAGGCGAAGGCTGAGTACGACAACCTGACCTCAATTTGGGATTCTCTCATCTCCAAGAAGACTGAGTACATGAACATCCATTGGGGTACAGAGGCTACAGAGGCATCCAAGGAAGCTCAGGAAATGCTTAAGGCGGAGATTGAGCAGACCAAGGTTATCGCCCAGAAGAGGCTCAATTCTGGTGCTTCTGCCGGATCTCATTCTATTTGGTATCGAATGTGGAAGGGTTCGTACAAGTACAATGGTCAGAATTGGCGTGATGTAGCAGGAGAAATTTCTTCAAAGTACGGAGTTCAGTTCAATGGAATGGAGGATATGCTCAATATGGACGCCGATACTCTTTCAAAGATAAAAAAGGATTATACCGGTCTTTGGGCTAGTATGGACTCTGAGTTCAGGGATTACCTGGAAAAGCTCATTCAGTACGGAGAGAAGGCTGATGATATGATTGAGGCTCTTACAGAGAAGCTTACCGGAAACAAGTTCTCCGACCTAGTGTCTTCTTGGGGAGATGCTATGGCTACGATGGCAAACACGTCAGACAATCTCGTTGACCATTTCGAGGAAAATCTGAAGAAGACCATCTTGAACTCAATGATTGAGGATTTGTACGGAGACCAGATAAAGGCTATATTGGCGAAGGCAAAGAAGTTCGGAGATTCAAAGGAGTCTGAAGACTGGTATGTGGATGGAAAATATATGGGACCATACACACCCCAGGAAAATGCAGAGATTAAATCGGATGTAGAGAAAGTTGCAGAACAAGTCGAAGCAACTAGGGACTTTTTTAAGAATGAGTATGGCTGGTCCGACAACAGCAGCTCTTCATCAAGGAACTCGGTCAAGAGTATCACTGAAGAGACTGGTGACCTTATCGCCAGTTACCTCAATGAAATCAGGGCTGATTGTGCAGTAATGAGAGCCGAGCAGGCAAAGTACTATCCGGAGATGAGTGAGATTGCGAAGTCACAACTGACGCAGCTCAATGTGATTGCTCAGAATACTCTTCGCAATGCTGATGCAGCCGAGAGGATTGAACGCATATTCGTGGAGTACAACGACAACTTCAATAGAGTTCTTAACGGAACAAAATCATTGAAGATGAAGTAATAATCGGGGGCGCGGATCTATATTCGTGCCCTCTTGTATATTTATGCATTTTTAATTGAATATTTCTTGCATATTTATTCTATTTTTCGTATATTTGCAATTATAAAAAGTTGATTTAAGGTATGAAAGATTATTTCAGGATATACATGCAGAAGGAAGGCGATGGGAATGAGGTGAAGGACTCCATCGCCGACTTCGGTATGTACGTTAGCGAGAGTCCGTTCAAGCCTTGTGATTCTGTCAAGGAACCACCGAAAAGGGAATGGCACGATGAGCATGGTGACGACGAGTATATTGGCAAGGATGGTCTCTGCATGGCAGCATACGAGAACAAGGTCAAGTTCCTGTTTAAGGGTAATGCTTTCGGGGCAAACGAGAAGTGTAAGGATTTCATCGACTATCTCCGTAAGTCCGGCATGATGAAGATGTACTGCGACTTCAATAGAATCGGAAGACAGCATGTAAGACTTAAGGATATTGATCCAAACCTATATAGGGATCCGGATAACGAGGACTTGCTTGTTCTCTCTATAACTTTCAAGTTTAACGACCCTGTTACTGACATCAAGCCAATCATGGATGCACAGGGCAGGATTTCAAATTTAGTATAGCATACAGATGAGCGCTTGGAATATTTATCATAAGGATGGCTCGAAGCTGACAGACGTTAACGGAGAGCAGATAACCGTTCATGGATTGGAGTACTCCGATTCTTGGATGGGTGAGTGCTTCGTGGCTATCAATTTCAAGCATGAAGTGCCTATCAACTTTCAGATAGGCGACTATATTGTCTATCGTGGCGAGCGGTTCGAACTCAACTACGAGCCGGGCAAAGACAAGCAGGCCAGACCAGACACATACGGTGAGGGATTCGTATATGACAGCGTGAAGTTCAACGCATTGCAGGACGAGCTTGCCAGGGCAGAGTTCCTCGATGTGGTATTGAACGATAACGAACTTCACTACACTGCCCTACCGAAATTCCCATTCTATGTACAGACTTTGGATGATTTACTAGACAGGATCCAGGCGAACCTCGATGAGCAGATTGGTGCAGGTCTTTGGAAGATTTACTCCCGAAACAAGGAGCGTTCCGTTCAGCGTGGATGCCTCGCGAGCGACTGGCTGTCAATGTACGGCGAAGGAACAAGAGATAACGTCATCGAATCGATGTCTATTACAGTGGATTCGCAGACCTGCTGGCAGGCCCTTGCGCTTGTGAACGAGAAGTGGGACATAAACTTCATCGTCAGAGGAAGAAACATATATGTCGGTACTACCGGAATACAGGCAAACCATATCTTTAAGTATGGCCTCGGTAATGGATTATATGAGATTATCCAGAACGCTGATTCCGACCAGAGTGTCGTTACGAGACTGAGAGCTTATGGTTCGGAGAAGAATCTTCCTTCTCATTACTATGCGGACCTCGGTGTCAAGTATGTGGCGAACATCACGGAAGTCGTCGGGGCCAGCACGAATGTTACACTTGAACTGGACCTCGACTATATAGAAACATATTTCAAGAATCCGAGAAAGTATATTGCTCCTGGGGAAACTGGCGAGCAGTCTCTCGGTTGGGTACTTAAGGTTACATTTGATTTCAAGACTGAGATTACCGGTTATGTAACAAAGAAATACAATACCAATAAGTGTAGATTCTATTCGGAATACAAGGGAACGCAGGTAGATAGCGGTGACGAAGAATCAAGGGAAAACCTTAACACTTTCATCGCTCAGGTTAAGGCAGGGAACACGAAGATGTATATCACATCGGGCCTCAACAAGAAAAATATTCCTTCGTCCATGAAGGAATATGCAGAGAATCTCCCGAACAATATGTCAATCAACAGGCTTATGTTGCCTGGATTTCCCCATGTATCGCTGAGTGACTTCTATGATTCACTCACGGATGAGGAGAAGAAGTACGTGAACCCTACCGGAAAACAACACATATTCTCTACTGACCCGCATAGACCATACATCGATTCCATCAACATCGATCAGATTGGTCTTCGTTCGGCATCGCAGTTCTTCGATACCGATGATAAGACGAATGGAGTCGTAGAAATCTACCCTACCATCGAAGAAATGGTTATCGGTGGTGCGCGTGTGGATGAGATTGACAAGGGTGTCGCTCCTGATGATGACGGCCGATATGATGGCGACCCTGGTCCGAATAATGTTGATATTTATCTCAGCAAAGCTGTTGATTTCGATATAAAAGATTTAGCGGACGACGATTTCTCAATCTCCATGAAAGATGGTATGTGTGGTGGTCGAACGTTCAAGGTAGCATCCTCAACCAAGGTCGATGGGAGATGGAGGCTCACTATCGAGCGAATCAAGGACGACGCTCTTGAGCTTTGGTTTCCATACAAGGACTACCCTATCAAGAAAGGAGACCATTTCGTTCTTACCGGCATCACACTTCCTGATTCGTATGTCAATGCTGCATCTCTGAAGCTTCTCAAATACGCCATAGCATTCATTGACAAGAATGACTATACAAGGTACGTCTATCAGCCGAAGGTAGATGAGATTTTCATGGCAAGGCAGCACGACCAAGCGCAGGCAGACGATACCGGAGTTATCAAGAGCCTCCACGATACGCTTAAGGCCGGCGACCTGATGAACTTCAATGATACAGACCTCAATATCGAAGGAATCATCTCTATCGACCAGCTCACGATCAAGGAAGAAGATGGCAAGATTCCTACCTACGACATAACTCTCCGCGAGGATAAGGAGGTTGGAACTATCCAAAAGATTCAGCAGCAGATTTCGTCGCTTCAAAGCGGAAATGGCGGAACTGGTGCAGGCTTGACAACTACACAGGTTAAGAATCAGGTTGCGACAGAGGGAAGCAAGCACT